GGGGGGGGATTAAAAAAATTTTTCATTTTTCATTTTTGTTTTTGAAAAAAATTTAAAAATTCTTTTTTTCTTTTCTTCTGCCAATAGATTCCATTTCCGATTATCTTATCGTTGTTGCGGTCATGAAACGTATTGTGCATGCGGTTAGTCAATGGCAAACAATTCCAAGATACATACTCCAACTCTGGGTACTCAGATACTGGGTAAATATGATGAACCATTTCAGCTGGAACTGACTGCCCATATCTTAGACTTTCTTGGCAAAGGTAATCGTGTTGTCTCATGACCTTGTCACGAAACTTGTACCACTTCCTTGTCTTCAAGCTCTGTCTGACTGGTTTGTTGTACATGATATATACTCCTTTGCAAAACAAAAGGACAGGCTCTTGACCTATCCCATCTCATACAAGAAATCTATGCTACCATAATAAACCTTTTTTTGTGAGACTTCAAGATGTCTTTTGTCTCATCTTTTTTTATTTACAAAATCATATACGAGAGCTCCAACGAATACTAATGGCAGAAATAGAAAAATCAATCCGTGTTTAAATATTTTTCCTATATCTTCTTTTGTCCAATCGAAAACAATTTTCAAAAACATCAATGCGATAAAATAACAAACTAAATATCCTATGAGTAACATATACCTCTCCTCCAACTATACCAATTTTATCCATCACTTTCACATATCTTATATTTTGTTAAACTCCCCTTGATTCTAAAATCCTTACAGCTCATAGCTTTTCGTGTCTTTGAATTTTTCAGTTTATGCTTAACTCATTATGTGAAAGTAATATCTAAAAAAATTAAATGACAAAGTTCCGTAGCGCATCATCAAGCTCTGCTTGCTCAATTCCTATGTATCTAAGCGTTATCGCTGGTGATGAGTGATTGAACATCTTCTGTAATGTTCCTACGTCCTTTGTCTTGTTGTAATATTTATAGCCGAATGTCTTGCGCATTGTATGCGTGCCAACATTATCAATGCCGAGTTCTTCAGCAGCTTCGTGGATGATTTGATAGGCTCTCTCACGAGTGATTGCTTTATTCTGACCTTGCCTACTCTTGAATAAGAAATGATGAAATGGTTTGCCTTCGACATATCTCCTCATTTCTTTCTTGAGTTCTTTCGTCATCCGTCTTGTTATCTGCTTGCCAGTCTTCCGTTCTCTCAGCTTTATGTGCCAACCTTGTACATCTTTAACTTTCAATGTAAGTATATCTCCGACTCGCAAGCCAGTATTAAGACCAGTAATGAATAGCATGTAGTACATCTCATTCCACTCTTTGAGATAATCCTTCATTGCCTGAATCTCATCATTATCTTTTATCGGTGATACAAATTCCATGTTTTACCTCCTTTCCCAAAACAAAATGACAGCATTTGCTGACTCTTGACGATACTTCTGTTGGACAACTTGTTTGAATAGAATTAAGGATGACTCCTCAAGTGTGATGTGTGTTTTTGTTTCAGAAGTTCATGCTATCATAATAAACTGTTTTCAGTGAGAGTTCAAGTAGTGTTTTGTCTCATTCTTATTTACAACTCACCTTTCAAAATAGCGTACTGTTCTAAGATAATCCTTCTACGCCGATATATGGTAGCTCTGCTCATGAATTTCTGTTCTGCGATTTCTTCCCATCTCAGTTGAGGGTATCTCCAGCGTAGATTAAAGATTTCCATATCCTCATCCACTAGATTATTCAAGAGTTTATTAATAATTCCTTTAAATCCTTCAAGAAATTTTAAAGTCGGATCATCCGCGATTCTGATTGCGATAGTTTCGGTAGGTTTGCTTATTCCTACAGTAGGCCCACTTTGGGCATCTGGGTTTCTGGTTTCTAATTCTAGCCTTCTTAAGTCTATTGTGCGTTGTATGTTTTGAAATTTGAAAAGTTCTCTGTCTAACGTTTTGAGTTCTTCGTCGCTCAATTTTTTCAATTTCCACCTCCAACTTTTAGAACTCTCATACATTCTTCAAAACCCTTGGCTAAATCTTCCGACCAGGTAACTTTATCCAACCGGCCATATTGTGATCGCATAATTGAGTTTTGACCTGCCCATTTTAAATGTGGCGGATCAAATACTACTAGATTAAATGTTTCATCATCGAATGGCATGTCACGAAAATCACCAATAACATCAGGGTCTACGTTGACCTTTTTGTCATGTATCTCAAATGTTTCTTGCCTAATATCCATGAAAGTTGTATGACTCTCATTTTTATCAAACCAAAACATACGACTGCCACAACAAGCGTCTAGTATTCGTATATCTCCCATCACTCAACCTCCTCAGCGTTTTTAAGAGTAAATCCAACTCCATACATTAACAAGTAATTTTGAAACCTTACAAAGTCTTCAATCAATTCAGCTTCTTGTACATCATATTCACTAATTTCGTCCAAAAAGTAATCTATATCCTCATGTTGCACACTGCCATACTCAGTTTTTTTGTGATTCATTTGAAATTCGTAACCATCTACATCAATCGTATAATGAATACCATCTGTAGAATTTTCATATTTGTAATTCTTGATAACCATCACTCCACCTCCTTACTTTTTTGAATTCTTTCGTTTAAAGACTGGGTTATGTCTTTCTTTTTCCTTCTGTTTGTGGTAATTATTGTCTTTATCAAAAACAGAGTTTTCATCTCTCATAATTTTTTCACAATATATGGATTCATTACCTCTTTTTCCTTTTTCTTTGGTTTTACATTTATTTCTAGAAAGAAAGATTGATTTGGAATTTCAAGTGCGAAAGTTGTTGTATTGTTATCAGGAGAGTTTAAAATATTACCAATTTCAAGAATAAGTTCAGTAATACTACTTCCAAGCGTTAATGCCATCACTCCACCTCCTTGCTCTTAATTTCTCCAGTAAGTCTATTTTCTAAAATGTGACTTGTATAGCAAATATCGCTTTTATATGTATAGTGATCAACGGTTTCTTCAACCCGTTGGCTTCGTGTGTAAGGGTATCTGTTTGGTCATTTCAATCTGTGACCTCTCTTCCTTGTTCTTTCAACCATCTATGGAATCCTTTAATAGCGTCTTCACCTTTTTTTAATTTGAAAATCCCACTGTACTTGTCATCGCAATACTTACAATAATCAGTGAATGTCCCTCCGTAAAACGACATCATTCCACCTCCTCAAAATAACTATGAAATTTACTTAAATTAACAACAGCAACCTCTTCAACTGAATGTTTTTCAATGTCAAAGTCTGGGTCATCTTTACTAAACTCTTTCTTAATGGCTTTTTCAGCCAGCGAAGGTAAAGCGAATATGCTTGCTCCGTTTTTTAAGGCAAGCGGATTTCCATGTTGATTCACTATTCGATACCCTATATCAAACGGTCTGATTTCCCTTGGGACTTTTATGCATTTACTTTGATTCTTCATTCCTTCTTCAAGCGTTTGTATCATCCTTCCACCTCCTGCACTTCCACACCCTCGCAATCGAACACCCAGCCGAAGCCAGCTTCTTCTAGTTGTTTGCGGGTGAATTTAGCTCTAAACGGATACCACTCACCGCACCAAAATATTTTGCCATCCTTTTCGCACAATATTTGAGCGTGGTTCATGTAATTTCTAGCTTTTGGCATGGAAATCCGATACCGCTTCTCTTCCTCGACCTCGTAGCCGAAAATCCAAGCAAGTGCGAAGAGTTCGGAATTATCCCAATACCATTCTGCAACTATGTCAGACATGCATGCGTCTATTGAGTAGGACAGTGTATGACCCAGTTTTTTCTGTTCTGCGATAAAATCCTCCACAAACGGTGGAACTTTGACTGGTTGCGGTTCGTCCAGTTGTTTCAAGTCTCTTAGAACGGTTTTTAGAATAGTTTTTCCGCTAACAATACCTACAACACATTCAACCGCTTCATACTTCTTAATCAATGCCTTAATATTCATCTTAGTTTCCTCCATAAATCAAATAAACTGCAATAACTAACTGAGACATGCCTGGTGAATAGCCAATCCAATCATCAAAGTCCTTAGATTTTGGCAACCAATCCTTAGTGGCTCCTAAATCATAGTCTTTAGGTTTTTCATCAGCGAAGATACATTCCATCGCTCCCATAAACGTCATGCCATCTTCTGTCATTTCCCAGAAATAGTCCGCTCGGTCTTTCACTGCTTGTGGTAAATCTTGCTTGGGAGGTTTGGATTTTCCATCTTCTACCGTCCAGTTGTATACTGCATTAACTTTTTGCTTTAACTCTTCCATCATCTTCGCTTCCTCCAACTTGTTTTTAAAAAATCCAGCTCTTGCCCCTCATGGCTCAAAGACACAAGAGCTAGCAAATTCTTTATACGTCATTCGTCCAAGTCTGACGCATATTCTAGCTCGCTTTTAACGTGGTTCGCGGCACGTTGATTTTGTTGCTAAGTAATAGCAATCTACGGCGCCATAATCAAAACGTACATCGTCTTTTCCGATATATTTTTTGAATCTTGGTCTAGTAATACCAGAGAAAGCCCACTGATGGTCTTCCATATGCTCAATGAGATCATCGACATTATCAAACGTCCCAAGGTAAAACTTGCAGTGCCCGTTGTAGACGAAGTAGAGCTCTAACATCACTCCACCTCAACCGGGTAGAAGTTCCCAAAGGAACTCCTCAATGCCTTGCCAACCTGTAAGGCTGCCGCCCGAGAAACAAACCGCAAGGCTTTCTTCTCCTCAGAACATGAAATGTCCAAACCAGTCACACCGATAACAGCGGACATTAGAAAGGGCTTATCCTCTCTTGTACCATGCTTTAAAATAAACATCAGCCACCTCCGTTCTAAAAATATTGCTTCCGCTTGTTTGTCAAATCATTAAAAACCATCAAATGGTCTTTATCCACCCCCTTCATCAGTCTAGACATGAAGGGCCTGCCATATCGTTTCTGAATATCAGCAGAAATCAAATTCGTGGTAATGATTGTATTTGAACGCTTGTTCAGGATATTGTAGAGGATGGTAAATGACCATTCGCTATCCTTTTCCATACCCAAATCATCCAAAACCAAGAACTTAGCACTCGCAATTTTGTTGACCAGAAACTCTTCCTGACTAAAATCAGCTTTAATCTTCATCAGCAAGTCCGTCACGTTGATAAAAATAGCAATCTCTTTCGTGTACTCAGATAGAGCCTTAACCATAGCAAAGGCCAAATGGCTCTTGCCAGTTCCTGCTTCTCCCTGGAGTACAATGTTGTTCCTAGCACCCTCGGACCACTCACGACAAATCCTCTTTGCAAAAGCTAGCTTTTCCGCTTCTTTTTCGGTTGGTGTCTCAAAATTGTCCAAAGTCGCATTTTTTAAAACCTCATCATAAAGAGAGAATTTTTCTAGGTAGTATTTCCTTTCACGCTCATTCTCAGCGTTAGCCAGTTTATTCACTCTTTCCTGATTTTCTTCATGAATCCGCTCAGATTCACACATACGACACACAACACTCTCAGTCCTCAATATCTTTATCAAAGGAATTTTATGCTTTTCGCAAAGCTCTTCCTGTTGTTCTGTATTCCTGTGATAAGATAAGGCAATCTCCTCAAATACATTTTCTACCATGCTAGCCGACCTCCGCATTCCTGCCAGCTGGCCATTTCAGACAAGCAGGCAATCACTTGATGAATTGGCTGGCTCGCTAAAAGAGTCTTCTTCTCGTAGCTCAATGGATAGTAGTCTATCTCGAATTGCTCAATTAGTTCTAATACCCCCATTCGTTCTTAGCCTCCTGTTCTTCTTTCTTATCCTTGTTTTTCTTTTCGGATTGGCGAACCTGCTCCACAGTCGTGACATTGTTCATCTGCCAATTTCTTAAAATACCACCTATGTATTTGATATTAGGTTTTCCTGAGTTGATTGCAGTCTTCAGTGCTTCCTTTACCAAATCCACATCATTCTCATTTAGTAGATGGTTGATTTCTTCAATCTCAAATCCAGATAAGAGTCTGCGAAATTCAGATTGAAAAAGTTCTAAGATATTTTCTTCACTACCACTACTATTAGTAGTAGTTATTCTTTTCTTACTCTTATCTTTATCTAATCTATTCTTATTCTTATCTTCTTCTAGTGCGTTACCGTCCGTTACTGTAGCGTTACCTGTAACGTTACCAAGAGCAAGATTTTTCTGTTTTTTACGGTATTTTGCTACACGGTTACGTGTCTGTTCCTTGATTTTCTCCATTCCGTCAATATTTTGATGCTTTTCCCAATTAGGCAAAGTGATGACACCGTCAATAATCTCAATCATCCCGAACTGTTCAAATACTCCCAAAGCCATTCTGACAGTATTCAATGGTCTACGAAAAATAGTAGCTAACATTTCATCTGTATAATGAACCTTATCAGTCATCATCAACAATCCACTACTGTTATGTTTCCCAGCAAGTGTCAAAATTTTGAACCATATCACTAGAATGGCGTCAGGATCAGGCAAGGCATCAATCAGACAAATCTTTTCATCGTCAAAAATATCTGTTGTGATTTTTATCCACTTGATTTCAGACATACCTAGCACCTCACTTTCTACGGTTAGCACGGTACTTCATCCGCATATCCTCATAGATATTCCTGCCTTCTAACTCTAGTTTTTCAAGCTTGAGCAGACGATTTTGAGAGACCACATCATGATAGTCCTTGGTTAGTTTTTCAAAGTCCTTAACTATTTTTTCATAGTCCTTGGTTAATTTTTCATAGTCAGTTATGTATTCTTTGACTAATAATAGATTTTTATGATCATATTCCCAAATCGTAATAACATGTCTTGTAGCTGATCCCTTTTCTATCGCTTCTTTGATATACATAATCTGGTCATCCAGCCATTCAATCAATTCTTCCATTTCCTGCCCTCCTCATGACAAAAGTCTGATTGCAGACTGTTTAGGCTCTGGTAATGCCAGAGGTTCTGGGCGTAAGCCTACAGGCGGTTCGTTGTCGTAGGTAAAGCCCCTGAACGGACGACGAATATTCTTGCGGATTTCTTGACGTTCTGCCTCTCTACCACGTTCGTATGCATGGTTGTACCCTTGGATAATCATAGACGCAAATTCTTGCTCTTCTCGTCTTTCTTTTTCCTTACGATCCTCTTGCAATTTGATATGACGGCAAAGCCCTGCAAATCCAATCAGCAAAGCTCCAACACCCATCAACTGGTCTAAAATCGGTGGTTCAAACATTTTTTAATCTCCTTATCCTCTTTTTGTGTTATAATATAGTCAAATAATTTTGCTAAGACCTTGTCCAGAAGCCTTTTAGTAAAGTTATTATATTTGATTAGAGAGCCATTCTTTGATGGCTCTTTTTGACCATTTCTTACCAGGTAATTCCTTTGGGAACCCCTTCATGTAACGATAATTATCTGAAAATGTGTCATACTTAATTCCTAGAAATTCACAGGTAGTGCTCACATCCATCAACTCTGGATAATGGTCGCTATCTTTTTCTATTTCAACCAGCCTTGTGATTGTGTCCTTGATAATGGATTTAATCCATTCAGACAGTGAAAGTAGAACATTGTCCATCTTCTTTCCCTCCTACCCTTCGTCAAATGAGTTCAATTTCATGATTTTCATCTTGGTATTAGTGCTTGGCTCCCACGTCATCCAGTAAGCAAGAGCTGCTTCCGCAAATTTTTTCGGTAGCAAGTCATAGCGACTAATGTTGAAGTGGTCTTTAAAGTCAATCTCAGCTTGTCTAAATACTGACTGAGCGAAAATCTTGTCAGCATAAGCTGGACTATCAATACCACCAAGACAGGCGACTACTCGAGCCTTTCTCTTCTTCAGTAGCGATTGAGCATAGCTAGGGTGAATCGGTTGCTCACTCTTGAGGTAGTCAATATCTTCAAGCATGGTCGCTTGTTGCTCACGCAATTTCTTTTGTCCAGTGAATAGAGCAATAAAGGCATCCTCGTCCAAATCTTCACGGATGAAACCGCCTTGTCTTCGAATAGCTGGCAAGACCTCTGATGTCACCCAGCGCTTGAACTCCTTGGCCTGAGGCAACTTGCTGGATAAGATAAGAGAGTAGAGACCAGATTCATTGATGATGATGGGGTTTTGATTTCTACCCATGGCGTCACGAATCGTTACCCCATCAGTCTTATCGTCATCATCTACATGGTCAAAAATTGCTTTTCTTGAATTTGCATATCCCAAGATATCTGCAATATCCTTCCCAACGAACCAAGACTCATCATCAATTGTCAAAGTACGGACTTCCTGCCCGTGAAAATTAAAAATTTCGTTCATAGTATTCCTTTCTACGCTCTCTCCTTTTGCTATAATATAAGCAGAAAGGAGGTGAGAATATGAAACAATTCATCAAAGATTGTTTTGATGAAAGTGATGAGAATGATTCAATCACAATCACTTTCTCAAATGGTGATAAAATTGACTTTTTCCAAGTATATGATGATTGCTCTGACACTGCGAATCATATAGTTCTTGTCGAAGTTGAAACAGATTTTCGACATCTAGTCAATCTTGATTATGTAGTACACATTCGTTCAAATGCGTAATCTTTCAGCACCTAATTTTTATGATTAGGTGTTTTTTGTTGCATAGCACGTTTTCTGATAGCTTTCCTCAAACAATCAGCTAGGTGAATCATGTCAGGAACATTGCATCCCTTGATGGAACCAATAGCCCCTAAAGCTTCATAGTAGGTTTCTGTGTGTTCCAAAATATCATCAACCATATTTTCAAAATGTTTCTCAATGATTTCTTTGATGAGATCGTTATTTTGTTTCTTTTCGTTCATATCCTACTCTCCTAACTTAACCCAAGTTTCGTCAATTCCTAAAACGTCGCAAACTCGGTTCTTTAATTTGTCGCTACCTTTACCATATTTCAATAATTCTGAAATGGTAGGTTTCTTCACTCCACAAGCACGAGCAAGGTGTGTTTGTGTCATTCCTTCTGAATTCAGTTTATCTTTGACAAGCTGAATCCACTTTTTATGTTGTTGGCTCATATATTTTCCTTTCTAGATTTGGTATAATAAAGATAATAAAACGATTGGAGAAATCTTATGAATAATTTTAGTTTTATAGAAACACTTGCGATTGCTGCCATACCTGCCTTGGTTTCTGGTATATGGTCTTACATCGCTGCTAAAGGAAACAGCAAGCATGAAATTGATAAAATCAACATCGCACACTCACAAGAGCTTGAAAATATCGAAAATCAATTTAAACAAGATATGGACAAAATGCAAAAGCAACACTCACAAGAGCTTGATTCGCTGAAACAAACTCACGAATTAAGATTACTTGAACTTGAAAAAGTATCTCAACTAGACACTCAAACAGACCAAAATTTAAAGATAAATGACCTAATTTTTAAAGCTATTTCAGGAGAAATATCTGCAGATGTAGCAATAAAAAATATAAGCACTCTTAGTCAATTCGCGAACAAGCAACAACCTTCCAATCTTCAAAAACAATTTGTGAAAAAATTATCCAAGAAAAATCATAAATGATAATCTTTCTTGATACGCTCTATCTCAGAATCAAACCACACTTTGTGGTTTTTAATTTTCTTTTTCAGATGATGTTTACCAGCTAAGTAAGCAATTAAATTCGTAATAAAACTAGCAATCATTGATATGCCTAATATCGTAAGAAAAGATTCATTCATCTTTCTTCTCCTCTCTATTCCTTCTCATCTTTTTTTAAAACTTTCAAAAGTATTGACATCCCGTTAACTAATCCAGCTAGATACCCTCGGCCATAATCAGTAGTTAAGAATTTCAATAATTCGATTATTTCTTCTTCCTCCATCCCCAACCTCCTTTTTAAAAAATTATCTAAAAAGTTAGCGAATTTCTTGACAAAAAACAATCTATAGTTTAGAATTTAATCATAGAGAAAAGACCTACTAAAAGTAAGGTTCTACCTAGAAAACGGACGCCAATCAGTTTCATTAGGCTTTATTTTTTAGTTGTCTTGTTCGCTAACTCTTTAGCTTACAAATAATATTCTAAACTATAGGTTGCGTTTTATCAACAGATTTACAATCAAAAGTTTAAATATTTTTTGTCATGCCTTAGAAAGGTTGATAAATCAATGTTTTCTTTATTCGAAAAAATAAAAGAACTTTGCCAAAATCGTGGAATTTCTATAAATTCTCTTGAAGAAACATTAGGATATAGTAGAAATACAATCTATAGTATGAAAAACAAAAAACCAAATGCTGAACGTCTTCAAGAAATTGCTGACTACTTCAACGTGTCCACAGATTATTTACTTAGTCGCACGGATAATCCTGCTATTGCTGGTGATTCAAAAGAGTATATCTGGCAAGGGAAGACCCTGAACGTTGAAGAAATGGCGTCGAATGTCATGATGTTTGGTGGCCGAGAATTAACAGATGAAAAGAAGAAAATCATCCAGTCTATCATTGAAGGTTATCTCAAAGAAGCTGGTGATTAGAGGTACTGCTTAGTGACCGAAAAAGAAATTATAAGTCATTTTCAGGTTCGCATTGTCGATTTTGACGGTGAGCTAATACCTGATGAACTTGGATTTTACGAAAAAGAAACCAACACAGCTTTCTTGTCTAATAAACTCAGTAAAAAAGAGAGAGTTAAGGTACTACTGCATGAACTCGGACACAAGGACCATACGCGCTCAGAGTACCAGAACGCTCGCTTACGCTGTGAAAACGAAGCTGATAGGAATATGATCCATCATCTCGTAAAAGACGCACTAGAAAGCTTAGACGACCCCACAGAATTTAATTACCTCAAATTCATGTCCTACTATGATCTAAAAACTATGACTAATGAAGTCATGGTTAAGGAAGAATATCTAGCATTGGTTAATTAAATGATATTGTGGGCATTTGACTAGAGGAGGAAATTGTGCAAAAGACTGTTGAGAAAATCGTGTTTAGAGTTGCTGGTGTAACCAAATATAAAAAAGCGGTTAAAGAAGCCTGTAATCTAATTGCCGAAGATAACGGAATCCCAGAATATGCAAAGTACTATAGCAATTTATCAACTAAGGAACTTAGAGAAGAACTTGAAGAATATGGCATGAAAGTTTTCAAATATCAAGATTTAGACTTTTTCAATATTGAGCTTGTTCCAGAAGTAGATAATAAGTATGATCCTAATGCTATAAAAGTTTTGATATTTAATAATCATGTAGGATATGTTCCTGCGACTGTTGCTAAAACAATACGAAAATATTTTGATAACAAAAAATATAACTTTGTAATAGAGGGAGAGATAAAAGGTGGACCATACAAAGAGTGGGATGATTTAAACGATAAGGTTATTACTAATAACGACTTAGATATTGGTTTTGAAATATATCTATCAGTTATTGATTCTACGCTAGAAGAAAGTAATGGAATCTCACCGACGACTCCAATCGAAAATGTGGTACATAAAAAGACTGAAAAAGAAAGCTCTGAATTGGTATTAGGTGTCCATGAAGTGGATTTACGAGAAAAAGAAAAACAAAAAAATGTTGAGCCTGTGCTAACATCCGATGCATTAGAATTGAAAAAAGAATCAGATTTAATACAATTATCAAAACCGACTATCCCTATTGAAGAAAACGCATTAAATGTTACTAATTCTACTCAATTTACTACTTCAGTTGAAACAACACTAAAAAAAGAAAGTCCTACAATTAAATCAATTATATTATCTAGTGTCGGTCTACTCTTCTTACTTGCTTCCCTATCTCTACTGTTTGAAGGAAAAATTGGGCCATTCTTTATTGGACTAATAATATCTTATATCTTAATAAGACCAATAATTAAATATCTAAAAAAATAAACGGAGGAAATATTATGGCATTATTTGGTAAAAAACAAAATGAAGTTTTAGAAATCGAACTTTTTACAGAGGAACCTAATGAACGAGTTTTTGAGTTTAAAAAATCAAAAACTGTTGTAAGAATCGATGATTACTTTATCAGGATTGCAAGAAAGACAAATATGTCTAATGTTTTGCTTCATGGTTTGGATGGTGAGAAGTCAATCCTTCTCTCTGAAATTACAGCATACCAACTGAAAGAACCTGGTTCAACTGTTGGATATCTTCAACTTGTTTATCCTGGATCTTCTGATTCAAAAGGTGGTGTGTTTGATGCCGTAAAAGATGAAAACACAGTAACCTTTACCAAAGATGAAAAAGCATCTATTTTGGAATTAAAGAAAGCCATAGAGAAAGCTTTAAAAGATAAAGTCAAGAAATAACAAAAAAGCCCCACAATCGCCCTCGCCAAAGTTTGATTGTGAAGCTTATCCTGTATAAAAATCAGCCATTAAAAAGGCCTCTTTTCTATACCCTATTTTACACCATGAAAGGGGTGATGTCAATATTCTCAATGTTTAGACCTTGTCCAGAAGCTGATAAACAAGGAGAATACAATGAAATATAATAAAACAAAATACCCAAATATCTATTACTATGAAACTGCCAAAGGCAAGCGATATTATATCAGACGCTCTTTCTATTTTCATGGTAAAAAGAAAGAGATTACTAAAAGTGGTCTCACAACTCTCCCCCAAGCTCGTGCAGCCTTGACAGAGATTGAGCAACAAATCCAAGATCAGGAATTAGGTATCAATACGAATCTAACGCTTGATCAGTATTGGGATATCTATTCCGAAAAGAGATTGTCAACAGGGCGCTGGAATGACACTTCCTACTACCTCAATGATAATCTCTATAAGAATCATATCAAACCCAAATTTGGTTCTATCCAGCTTAAAAATTTGGATAGAAATGAGTATGAACTCTTTATCGCTGAAAAATTGCAGAACCATACCAGATACACTGTTCAAACTCTCAATTCCAGCTTCATGTCATTGCTGAATGATGCCGTCAAAAATGGGAATCTGCTCTCAAATCGCTTGAAAGGTGTCTTTATTGGCCAGAGTGATATTCCTGCAGCTAACAAGAAAGTGACTCTCAAAGAGTTCAAGACTTGGATAGCAAAGGCAGAAGAGATTATGCCAAAACAATTCTACGCTCTGACCTATCTTACCATTTTTGGATTGAGAAGAGGAGAAGTCTTTGGATTGCGCCCAATGGACATCACTCAGAACGATAGTGGACGGGCTCTACTGCATCTTAGAGACAGCCGAAGCAACCAGACCTTGAAAGGAAAAGGAGGGCTTAAAACGAAGGATTCAGAGCGATATGTCTGCCTTGATGATATCGGAACAGACCTTATCTATTATCTGATAGCTGAAGCTTCTAAGATTAAGCGAAAGTTAGGGATTATTAAGGAACAGAACAAGGATTATATAACTATCAACGAGAAAGGTGGTCTCATCAATCCAAACCAGCTAAATAGAAACTTCAATCTAGTGAATGAAGCAACAGGATTGCATGTAACACCTCACATGATGCGCCACTTCTTCACGACTCAAAGCATTATTGCAGGGGTTCCGCTTGAACAATTAAGCCAGGCGCTGGGGCATACAAAGGTTTATATGACCGATCGTTACAATCAAGTAGAGGACGAACTTGCTGAAGCGACAACAGACCTATTTCTTAGTCATATTCGCTAAAAAATCCCCGCCAAAATCTCAAAAATTCCCCGCCAATTCCCCGACCAAAATCCGAAAAATACCGAAAAATATCGAAAAATGCTTTTTAGAATAGTCCCAAAAAGCCT